CTCTTATCGAGAATCGGAATGCAGCAATAGAATATATTGCCCCCATCCGCGTCCAGAGCGACCGGGTAGAGGGCGGGAAGCTCGTACGTGCCCTCTCCGATCCCCAGAGAGCCGTTCTGCGGAACTGCATTGACAGCAACCTGGAAAGCGTTTGCAGCGTCGCTTTTGGTGGTGGATAGGAGCGTCTTGGTGCCAGACCTGACTAGGATATTGTCCCCCATCTGGCCGACTTCGACATTGTATTTTGTGGGTTCTTCGGGCTCGACCGGCTCAGGTGGCTTCAGACCCCCGAACTCCAGCAGGAGGGCATCCAGGGCGGGGTCGCGCTTGAGGCCGGTTTTGGCCTGGTGTGCAAACCAGACCTTCGCGGCTTCATCGCTTAGGTTCACGCAATAGCGTCTCATCATGTAGGGTTATGCGCATATTTTATCGCCGCTCCCGAAACCTCCGCGCCGGCGGTGTAGAGGGTGCAAGATTCTACACAGTCATTTCCAAGGAGTAAAACGTCGGCTGTGGCGCTGTTACTTATTCGAAACAGCGTTCCGCTGGAACCGCTCGCGCCAGTGACACGGAACCGTCGCGTTGCGTTTAGATATATTCTCGCAAGATTGGCTGACCCCCTCGAGTTCTGGCAGCCGTCCAGATATGATGTCCCGACATCCGAAAATACGACTGCCGGGCGGTCATCGTTTGTCAAGGGAAGTTGGCAATCTATGTTTCGGAAATTTGAGTTATGAACGTGCCGGACGTACAACCCATAAGCGGGAAGCGTTCCCAACATATTGGGGCTTGGATCACTGGTGGGTACTTCGGGAACTGTGACGAGACTTTGCGCCGCAGATCCGCCGCCTGGTGGGTGTATACATCGATAATTCATAACGGATATTCCGGAAATCCCACCGGTCGCAATTGGCCCGTACCCGCTGATAAATGACGGGTACTTCACACTGGTAGGATACCACGCAACAATGTTTTGTAATGTTATGGAGTTCATTTTTGCGTTCTTGGTCACGGTCGAGCCGTGCCCATAGGACCGGTTGCGTATTCCCAGCCACACATAAAACGGTGTGCCGGTGTGGTCAATGTTTATATTCGTTACTATAATGTTATGAGTCTGCCCTCCATCAACGGTACTAATCCCTATCCCCGCTAAACTGTTATAAATATTTATGTTAGATACCAATATGTTTTGGAAGCCCCCATTGCTCTCAGTTCCCATTTTCAACGCGCACATTCGCGATGACAGTTTACAATTCGTGACGGTGATATTGGTACAGTTTTTCGGGCCGGATGCCTTCAAGCAAATTGCATCGTCTCCACAATTGGCGTCAATTTCCGACACCATGACGCCATCACAACAGTCGATATCTATTCCGTCCAAATTCCAATATCGATATACTCTCGGCGATCCACGTTCGTTTGTGTTGATATATTGCTTTGAAATTATTCCGTTACTACAATTCAAATAGTGTTGGGACCACATCGCGGGGTTAATGAATCTCAGTTGCCCCACGGTTCCGCCGACATTAAAATTGGTGACATTACAGAACCGTATTATATAGGGGCGCACCAGCATATCTGTATTATTGAAATTTGTGTGATCTCCGTTACCGTCAATTGTCCCTTCTCCAATGATTCCGATGTTCTGGACGTCTTGTGCCCAAAACATCGACCGACTCACATAATTTTCCGTGTATGTTGGAAAACCATACACATGTATTGGATATTCTCCTAGAGTGGTATTGCCTTCTATAACCACTCCTCTTTTTAGCTTTAGGGTTAGGTTGCTGTGCAAAAACTCGAATGTGGTAATTTCATATCGCCCATTTAACAATGCTATGGTGGCGCCTTCTGGATAATGAGTATGACAATAGTCCCTAGCGGCATGCAACACTGCTAGATCGTCTATGCCCACTGTTCCAGTCGCAACCACATGGCCATCGTGCGATTTTGCGACAATGGTTGTATCTTTTTGATATATCGTTAGCGTATCGGTGCCAGTGTTATCGACTGGGGCATCTCCAAACATCAGCGTCCCGCTGTCGCTATACAGTACATCCGCCGTTGTCGTCGGAGCTGTTCCAGAGAACTTGATGCCCTCTCCCGATGCTATCTCCAGACCAGGGCTATACTTTGCCTCCGCACCGACCAGAAGCAGAGCTAAGGCTACCAGAAGAAATATAGAAAATCTCATAAGAATTACCTCAGTTTTATAGAAGCGTCACACAACAATTGCGAATGTAAGCATTGATTATCGAGGTCGCTGCTGCCGGAACCTCGACCTCGGCCAATATAAGGCCGGGCGTGCTGCTGATATCAGCTGGATAGGGCTCTTCCCATTTCTGCCAGGTGCTTTCGCCAACTGGTTTGACGGCCTTTGCAGTGCCCGGCAGGACAGCGATCGTGCCGGAGCCGTTCACGTAGATGATATCGATTCGCGGTTTTGTCGCATCTGCAGCGCCGATCACAACGTTTGTCGTTGTCGTCTTTTCGCCGAAGGTCCCCGCAAGCACGTACTTGAAGGCCCCGACGTCCACGCTCATGTCGGCTTCAGCTCCTCGCTGGGATATTGCAGGCTCCTGGCCGGGGATGACGTAGTACCCCTGCAGGGCCCGGAGGATGGCGACCAGGTGGACGGCCCGGAATGTGTGGTCCCGGAGCAAAGTATCAATCATGGATGTCATTGTTTCGGCTCCTTTGGCTTCATTATTCCTTTTCTCTTGAGCACTTCGACCAGGCCCATCGCCCGCCCTTTCCGGTCGATCTTACCGGCCTGGAGGTCTTCGTGCAGAGCTTCGCAGTTAGCCATGGCCTCTTCCCACATCTTCGGGCCGGCTGGCAAGTTGAGGCAATGAATATCATAATTGGCCTCGATCCACATGGTATGCTGATCCACCACGTCCCGGAGCCCCGGAAATAGCCATTCCTGTAGCCTACTTCTGAGACTCATCTATCTTCCTCCGGGTCGCGATGGGGGCCATAAGGGTGGGTATCTTGATCTTGATCTCATTAACTAGCTTAGAGTCCTTCTTCGCCATCCTTTCCCGTCGCTCCGCCTCCAGCTGGGCGGCCTTGATCGCTTTCTCTGCCTGGGCCAACGTCTGCAGAGGGACCGCGGGCAATTCTTGGCCGGTTGTGGTCTTCTGGGCGGGCCTCTCTGGCCTGTAGCGACAGATCAGAATCCGGCCATCCGGGGATTCAGGATCCAGATCATACAGAGAGATTATTGTATAGAGCCCATAGATTTTGTGATGCCCCTCTCCGGCTGTCAGCCAATATCTATTCCTTCCCCGATATCGAGCCGGGATCTCCCCGCCTGTGCTATCAAACTTCTTGAAAAGTCTGCAATCTGAATTATATTCTTCACAGTCTGCGATTATTTTCTTCAATCGATATGGATTGATGGGGATTTCATCAATTTCCGGGACAAATTTTACATCTGGTAGTTCAAAATCCATTTATATCACCACTAAAGGGAAAACTATATATCCTCAGAGAGTACGTTAATAGTATGCAAAAAGTTATCTGCTTTACTGCAATAGTCGTATGTTTGATATCGATAGCAGTAGGAGCTATGCCAGAGCCCTATTATTCTGATGTCCCTGCCAGGATGGAGAGCCCTGAGGCTATAGCTGCGATTATCTCAGAGATCAATTATTCTGAGATGTATATCGAGGATAAATTTGATTGCACAGAAATCGCTGCTCATGCAGAATGGAGACTTGAGAGCATGGGCATTGAGACCAAGCTTGCTATGACTGAAGAGCCTAATCCAGCCCACATGTTTATCCTCTGCAATACCTCTGAGGGGTGGGTTCCTATAGAGACCTGCTATGATGATGGTGTCGCAGTCCCTATTAGAGACCCTGAAGACTGGCATTATGATTATACTTTGAGCTTTGAAGGCCTGCCAGACCTTCATGAGCAGGCTCAAAGCGATGTGCATGGTAATTGGTGGAATACCATAGACCCCTAAACTCTTTTAGAAAGCTGATATTATAGCAGACACATTAACGTTACCTGCCAATGCACATCTCACCAGAGCAGTCCCTCCATATTCTGACAGCTCAAAAACTAAAGTGTTTGTAGAGCCCACGCGTACCAGGCTGGATATATCTATATTATCAAGACGGTCCCCCACGTAAAGCCCTGTCCCGCCATCAAAGGGCGATCCTGGCACATGCGAGCCATTGCACTTAACTGATAGGACTAACAGCGCCGGGGATCCGGTCGAAAGCTGATTTACCAGGAACTCCATCTTATCGGTGGCGTCGTCTAAGGTTTGATCGGCGTGCTGGGCAGAGCCGGCCCGCGTTTTGGCTGACTCTAATGATTCGGTATGGGATTGATAGCCCGCGGCTTGTGTATATCTTGATTTAATTCCATGCACATGGTATTGATCAGGAATAGCGGCGGGATATGGGTCGTTCTCTATCCCCGTATCGCCCCCCTGAATAAACGCATTCACATAACACTCACCAAAACACACTCCTTCAAAAAAGTCTGGATTGAGTTCAATAGTCTCACCCCACGCGGTTCCGGCAAATTCTCCTACGAATGTGTCATTATATCCCGTAAATGAGTGTGTGTGCCATGCGTTGGCTAAAAGCACCAGCGCCGCGGCTTGCATACTCGTAGTTCCGGGCACGTCATGGGCCGTCATCTCCTCGTCAGATGTCTCCCCTCCTCCATAGCCTGTATGATTACCTACTGATCCGTGGGAGGGCCCGCTTACGGTGGCAGATTTCACCGAAGACTTATACCAATCGAGCCGGACGCTAAGGAGCACCTGATAGGGGAAATTGGGGTCAATCTCTCCATTATCCTCCGAGCTTTTCAGGTCGAAGGAGATAGTTAGCGGTGTAGCACTATCGATATTCTGAGAATCAATGCCCCAGCTCCACGCATTTTTTGTGTGGCTGCCATAGAAGGAGCTGAGGATATTCTGGACCTCTTCTTCCGCCTTCAGCATCTCCTGTAAAGTCCTGAGCCGCTGGCCCACCTCCAGGACCATCTGGCCATTTCTCATAGAGATATGCTTAATCCGCTTGACCACCGGCTGGGCTCCTGTCCGGGCGATGCCCACATAATTGCCCACCGCCTGGCTCCAGTCCTGTTCTGCTTTGACGTTATAGATGATAGGATCGGAATAGTCAGAAAAAACTTTATCAGTGGCATTCTGGAGCATTTCCCCAAAGAGCCCACCGGCCCTATAAACTCCCTCCCTCCAGGTCCCTGCCAGGGTCAAGTCCAGGGCGGCAGCGCTCTGCTGACTTATGCCAGTCCCTGCTCCCTGGCCTATGAGGGCCTGAATGTGGCCATATCCGTCTATCTCATCCTGGGTGATCTCCGCATTATCTGCCTCTATGTAGGTGGCCACTGGGGCAGAGCTGGAGCCCTGGCCTGCTGTGGCGGTGGCATCCAGATAGGCATATCCATCTTTTTCATAGCGGACAGAGAACTCCAGGCCTCCAGCCAGGATAAGGGCCTTGATAGTAGGCCAGAGCTTGACCTCCCCCACCTCATAGCATACGGAAAATGTGGTGGAGGCCAGGCTGATATTTCCCAGCCTCATAAGGGTGTCCTTGAACTCAGGGGCAATTATCAGATGATATAAAGGGCTCTTGTTATCGGTGGTCCAGATATACAGATCAGTGCTGGATTGCCACCAACGGCCCGCCGCCGTTGGTATGGCGGTGCCTTTGGTCAGCAGGGTGGCCCCCTGGTAGAGCTGGGATATGGTGCCAAATCGGGCGGAGCTGGTGCCTGCCCCTACAATCTTATAGACATAACCGGAATGCAGCGCCCACGCACCACGCGGTATCAGGCCGTTGGCCATGGCCAGCAGGCCCACCACAGAGCCGCCCATACTGGAGGCCAGGATGGCATCCAGCCGGGTGGCCGCGGGATATCTATAGAATTGACCTATCCTTTCGTCCAGGAGGGCCTCAGCTGACATCAGGGTGAGAGTGTCGTATTGCTGCTTGGTTTGATCCAGCCTTTTTATATGGCCCAGGAGAATAGTTTTGCCTCTCCTGGTGACTTTGGCCGTCCCTCTCGGATCAAGGCCGCTGCTCTTTTCTATCGCTGCCTGAAACCGGCGGGGTTTGTCTAGGTACTCATCGTATTGCGGCAGCTCCACCATAACCGGCTTGACGGTCTGCCCGTCCGGGTTGGTTATGGTGATTTCGATATCAGAATGCATGATGGAAAACCTCTATATAGAATTAAACCTGATAGTGGTCTATGGATTCTCATGTGAGCAATGGCCAACAGATCATTATAGCAAAGCCGGGGATGTTTGTTGGGAGGATTGAATCATTCGATCAAGGCGCAATTGAGCCCTCATCGTATCTCCTGAAATGGATGCATGATAATTGTATTTCATCTCTGAATGTATCGTTAGAGCCATATAGTGAGGGACGTTTTCAAAAGGGCGTTGTAGGTTCTCCTGTATATGCATATTCGGCTGATGTCGTAGTAAAAGGACAAAAATATGCAATTAGGCAGATGGAGATACCATCAGATCCGATGCACGGCTCGATAAAACCATAATCATTGAGCATACCACCTTGACCTAAACGTGGTCCGGATCTTTGCCTTGCTGCTGCCGGAGCCGGTCACCCGGAGCGCTCGGGATTCTCCCACGGGAACCATGGGGATCTGGTCATACTGAGCTGAGATATCCCTGAGCATCGTGAAATTGATATCCTGGATAGTCATGCTGCTGCCCGCCGGGCTGTAGAATCTGACATAGACCTTGCTCTTCTTTTCGGTGCCGGTGAGATAATAGACGGTCTTCTTCCCGCTCACAATTTCGGATGCAGCGATAGCCGTAATCCAGGTTGCCCCATCCGTTGAATACTGAATTATGGGGCTGGTGGCCGTGGTGATTGTGGCCTCCAGCTCGATATCCTCTTTCAGGGGATAGCCATCGAATGCCAGATAGAACCAGCAGCTTGCCGGGATGCTCAGGGCACCTCCGGCCACGGAACAGCCACCGCTTTGCACACCATCCACCAGCCAGGTGGTATCGTCGAAGGGATCATAATAGGTATGGGTGAGGTAATACCGCTGGCTGCCGTCTCTGGTCAGCTCACAGAATTCATTTGAGAGCAGCGCCGGCCCGAGGGAGAGATTTTTCTCTTGCGTGGCACCATCCAGGCAGATCACATGAGGCAGAAGGGTGCGAGTCTCTTCTCCAGGCCCCCCGGACCCGCCCGTGAAGGTATATTGGCCGCCTACTCGGAAGAGCAGAGGTGCTTCGACTGTCCCATGATTATAATGGGCAGTGGTATCCTGGGGCAGCGGGCAGGCTCCCAGATCTAGTCCCTGGTCAACTGCATGATAATGGTATTGATCTTCCAGTTCACATGTGACCCTCAGAGCTGCCTGGCCCCGCCAGAGATCATCATATTCTGGCTCTACTGATATCTTTTTTGCGATCTGATAGCGGTCGGATCTGCCGCAATACAGGATCAAGTCTTCCGCGTCGTTATTTACAACTTCTTGGAAGGCTTGGCGGGCCGGATCGGAGGAGAAGACGACAGTAAAAGACCGCTGGCCGCCTTCCACTCCACCATCATGCAGGATGACTCTCCGGCCACCTGGGACCCGCTGGGCCGATGTCCTCAGGCCGAATCCCTTCATCTCGGGCTCGTAGACGTGGCCAGAGATGTCAATCAGGCCCTCCTCCGGTCCGATAGCCCAATACCGCATATCTACGATATAGGCATTGGTGGTCAGATCCGAGCCCGTCACAAGTGCGATATATGCATCGGTGGTCAGCTCAGGGTAGGCATATTCTGAAATATAGGCATTGGTGAGCAGTGTGAGTGCGGTCTGCTGGCAGATATAAGCATTGGTAAGCAGCGCCAGATCGAAGGGAGCACAAATAGAGGCGTTTGTGGTTAGGCTCTGTGAAGCCGGGCCTAATATCGATGCGTTTGTGGTTAGGCTCTTTAGGACCGTTTGCACGATATATGCATTTGTGGTAAGTCCTAACGCGATGATATCTGCGATATAGGCATTGGTGAGTAGCTCGACTTCAGTCGTTCCGATAATCGTCGCATTTGTGGTGAGAGTTCTCTGGTAGCCGTTCAGGATATCGGCATTTGTGGTAAGGCTCAACGTGAGCAGATTCGCAATAGTGGCATTTGTGGTTAGACTTGCCAACAATCTATCAAGTATATATGCATTTGTTGTTAAATTTGCCTCCGAATGATTGCCGCTTCGTATGCCTAACCTGCCAATACCTATCCTGGACGCGCCGATTATTATTGAGATCCCACCTAAAAAAATTGTTTAGCTGGTTACGGAATATCTCCAGTAGATTGTGCCATTGGACAGAGAACCGGCAGATACCGAACTTGTCACAGTCAATTGCATGAAAACGTATTTACTGATCCGCTGAGGAGATCCTAGGGGGCCTAATGTGGCCACGCCGCCGGTGAGGCCCACAGTTTTCATATTCAGAGAGGTATAGGTGCTGAAGAAGTCAGTTTTTGCCGTCACCTGATCGTGATTAGCTACGATCTCATCACCAGATCCGTCCACCGTGCCTGTTGCCTGGTCGTAGGTGTCGCTGGTCTCATCTCCGATATGGAGAGTTGCTCCAGTCCATGCAGGAGACGGCGCGCCGCCATAGATCTTGATATCTGAATAAATGTCCGCGCCAGCATCAGCATAGAGGGCAATGGTTTTCCACCAGCCATACCCAGTCGCTGCCGGTTTTGGGATGGGATTGGTCGCGTCATTTGCATATGTATCGTTCGCCCGGTGCTTTAGATGAGTGATCGTGCTTGCAGTCGGACCACTCCCATTATATTCTTTTGTGACAACCGCCATTTATTCCACCTTGAAGAATTTATATAAATCACAATCCGCTTCTTTTGTGACAGTGAAAGAGAAATTAGGAGATGCCTCAAAGGCCACCTGCCCGTCCCAGCAGTAGAGTTCCGCCCGGAATCCGTCTTTTATGGGCAGACCGATCCAGGGAGATTCTTTGCCTTGAAATTCAAATCCACCAATCGCCTCTCTCCCTGGATCGGCCCACGCCCCGCGCTCCACCGCCAGGACGTAGCCCCACCGCACTAGCGTCCCATTCATATGGCGATACTGATCGGTGCGGAGGAATGCCGTATATCCGGGCGGGATATCGGCATCCAGTATGGCCCGGACCGCGTCCGACGTCAATGGTTCTATTCGGATTCGGGTAGCCAGCTGGAAGGCAGGCTCATGGCTGGCGTGGTCCTCGGCAGATATCCAGCCGTCCGGAGTCCGGGCGAGCCAGTAATGGGTATCAAAATCATGAATCATTCTTAAACTCCTTCCGCCCTCAGGGCCGCCGCAATGGCCGAGACCAGAGCGCCCATATCGACCACGGGCACCGCATCAAAATACATGGTTGGCCTCGATTCTTCCACCAGTTTATAGAAATTCTGGAATCGGGAATCTGCCACCGAAGTATCCAGCTCCAGCATGGCAGTGGGGTTGGCAGAGACGATGTCCGCCTTGATCGCTTCCAGATCGTTGTAGGCTTCGGTGGTATCGAGCTTGGTGGCTATGCTGCCAACCATCGCCGGGCTCTCGCCGCCCATGCTCTCATAGAGCTGCTTTAGGGCTGCGATGTTATTGAGTTCTGCCTGCTCATCGATCTTCATTTCGTACCATTTAGCAGTAGGGCCGATGAACCCGCCCTCAGAATTGATGTAATTCGACCAGTGCTCACTGTCGTCTAGGATCTCATTGTAGAACATTGCATTGGTGGACTTGAATGCCTCCGCCGCTTCGCTTGCCTTTTCGTCTGCCTTTTCGGTGAAGTCATCATAATACTGCTCCACAAAAGACTCCAGCGACATCTGGCCGTTTGTGACTAGCCGGTATATGTCCTGTAGCTTTTCAGGCATGTAATCATAAACGGCTTCTAGCGGCTTGATATAGGCATCAATGATATCCTGCTCTTTAACCCCGGATGTCATCAGTTCTTTGACTTCGTCCATGTTCTCAGTCAGCCGGGGTATCAGATAATTCTCCTGGAATTTGGGGATGCTTTCGAATGTCTCCAGGATGAGCTTCGGGTCTTCCACCATCTCCAAGAGCGACGGCATCTCGATTTTGGCCCCGCCTACCAGATTCTTCTTGAACTCTTCCGCGTCGTTTTCGGCGATCTCCTGCATGGATGCCCTGTGACCTTCAGATACGTAGCCAGCGTCTATAATATCTGCAAGAGACTGATTGAATATCTTAGCAGGGACCGATCCCGGATCTGCGAGACCCTTCATCACATTTCCAAAGCTCTCCTGGAGAGTAGCATCTCCGGCCTCTATAGCAGCATTCTGAGCATTGTACAGCTCATACATGATGAGGTCACCGGCTTGCTTCGCCAGCTCCTCGTTTTCGCCCATGAACTTAGTCCATGACCGGGTTGTGTCCGGTGCATCCCATAGGTTGATAGGCTCACTCTTCAACTCGTTTTGCAAGTCGTTTTGCAAGGCAACCCTTTCAGCATTTAGGTAATCGCGCAACATCTTGAAATAATCCACTGTGCCCTCTTCGGGGCCAGGAAGACCTGTTATTTTTTGGAAAGCTGTGGCAGGGTCCATCTGTGGGTAGCCCTGGTTATTCAAGTTGTTGTATTGGCCTAATAGGTTTCCTTCAGCGTCGAATAGGGAATGGTACCACCCAGAGCCGCCCTTAGTCATCTTCATTGTATATTTTCGGTCCAAGTACTCAAATTCCGTCTCTAGCGTCTTATCTGCTTTCGTGGTCTGGCTGTTGATCATATCCAGCATGGCCAGGCTGCTCAGGTTAGCGAAATTCGCTTGAGCAATAAACTCGTTGCCGAACTCATCCGCCGCGTTCTTTCCAAGCTCTTTGCCTATAGCAGCGCCAGCATCCTTGAAAACTCCCTTATCGATCCCCACCTGGATGGCTTCTTCCCCTGCTTTCTGGAGGTTCTCGTTCTCTGAGATCTCTTTGGCCATCTGCTCAGCATGCTTTTCTCCGATGCCTGCCCAATCCTTGATAGCACCCCAAACCTGTCCCCCCAGGTTGGAGGCTACGCCGGTCGGCGTATATTTCCAGAATTCTCTCAGTGGAGCAAGAGCGTCCCATGCCTTGACTCCGATATTATACAGCTCTTCTCCGACTCGTATCGAGACCTTTACCAGATCACTCATGAATGCCAGAGCTTCGCTTATGGCAGGAAGCATGACAGTACCAAGCTCCACTGCCGCCATATTCAGTGTGTTCAAGAACATCTGCCACTGAGAATTTGCGGTGCTGGCTTGCGCATCAAATGTTTTTTGCAGGCTGTTGGCCTTCTCCCACTCGTCATTCGTCATGCCGAGGGCCTTGGCATAGTTCTCCTGCTGACCAGCGAGCTTCAAGATAGCTGGCGCTCCTTCTGTGCCTGCAGCAGCTACGGCAGCTTGGAAACGCTCAACTGGATCTTCGATAGCTGCTATCTGGTTGGCAGTCTCAATCAGAACAGAGTTCAGATCTGTTTCTATCTTCTCTTTCAGCTCATCGACCGACACGCCCATGAGTTTAGCCCAATTGTCCATGCCTCCTTTTTTAGAAGTTTCAGAGGTTAGCATGTTCAAAGCAGACTTAATTCCAGTTGCAGCGACCTCTGCATCCATGCCGGCGCTAATCAACGTGGTTCCCAACGCAGCCACTTGCTGAATGTTTTGGCCCATCGTGGCATTCAGGAAAGATGCTCGATTGAGAAAATCGAGTACCTGTGGTTCAGTGGCCGCAAATGAATCGCCCATCGCATTGACGACAGAACCAAGCGATCGAAGGTTCTCAGTGTTCATCTCCTGGCCGAAAGCATTCAGTATTTTCGCGCCAGATGTGGCGGCCTTATCTGCTGCCATCTCAAAGCCTACGCCCATCTGAGCAGCAACCTCGGTGAACCCTGCAAGCTCTTCTTTTGCAATACCGAGAGATCCGCCCGCTTGGGCTATAGAGGCCAATTCGCTCGCAGCAACCGGCATGTTTGTAGAAAGATCAAGCAATTCTTTGGAGAGGGCAGCTAACTCCGGGCCGGCCAGGCCGGTTGTCTTGCTCACTCCAGCCATACTCGATTGCCAGGCGGCGGCGGCCTGAACTGATCCAGCCAGAGCCGCACCAACCGCCATTCCCGCCAGCGCCACACCGGTCATTGGGTTAGCCAGAACATTTAGGACGGTTCCGAGTGCGCCGAGGTCCATCGTTGCCGCTTGCGTTCGCATTCCCATCTGGCCTAACGCAGAGTTGACCCTCTGCGCGCCGCTGGCAAAGCCGCTTGCGTCAAGGTCTGTGGCCCATTTTAGTGTATCGCCAAACATCGGAACCTCCCAAAATTTTAGATTTTATTTGCGTCGTCTACTTCATCCCAAAAGTCATCTATCGAGTCGAACCGCTCCATGCCGGGATGCTTGCGGTCGTCATCGGACTTCTTCAGAGCCTTCTTTTGGGCTTCATTATCGGCCCGGATGAGACTGTTTAGGATGTGGTGGTCACCCAAAATCTTGTCTTCAGGCGTAAGACTTTCCCAAAAAGATTTGCTAAAGTAGCCGTACTCTTCATACGCTACTATCATTGGTCCCTTTGGACCGAACGCCCTTACGTTTCTTCCCACCATCTGCATTATCTTCGTTTTCGCTATCGGCGGAGTCGTCGCTTGCGCCGGGAAAGCAAAGAGCATGCAGCCGCTTGAACTCGCCCTCTCCTATCAGGCTGATCCGGATATCTCTCGGGCCGGGCTCCACACCGTCTAGATCGTTAACTATCTGAATATTCTTCAGAGCAAGGGCGTTCATCTTTGGCAGGATGTTCTTTGCCCACTTGCTGAATTTGAAAACTGGTTTCCTCTCGCCCTTCTTGATCGGGGTGCCGTCCTCGAACTCCAGGCTGGAGGCGATGGACTGAGGCAGGTAGCGGACCTTTACTCTGATCGGGTTGCCATAATCATTTTTGGCTAACAGCTCTAAGATGGTGGTCTCTTCCTGTATTCCCTTTCCCTGTGCTTCGGCCAGAGCCTCTAAGTTGAGATCTGGATCTATAACATCATCAAAATCTTTGGACATGTTTTGCTCCCTTTAATTCACATATTTTTATCAATACTAATCTGACCTAAAAAGGTATAGGGAGCCCGCTCGGATTTCGGATCGCCGAAACCGTCATCGCAGACTCGCCCTAGCTATACGCCGGCGTCTTGGTGTTCCTCAGGGTCATTGATGCCTTGGTGCCCCCTACGCCGCTCTCATGGTACAGGCTGATCTTCGCCTTGTAGAAGTCGGTGCTGTCGGAGAAGTTGTGGTCCTCTATGACATTGGTCGGGCTGGTAAATTCGATCATCCTCTGGTAGTGGCTGAATCCAAACCAGGTGTCGTTTACGCCCGCGCCAGTGGCCGCGCTGAAGGTCACTGTGACTCCATCGGAGAGGGTGATCGGAGTGGTGGCGATCGGTACGCCGGTCGTCCAGGACCCGCCATCTTTCCTCCATTTGAAAGTGTCTGTGGCGGTAGCAACTACTTCATAGTGTGCAGGAGTATCTGCCAGGCCAGCGGCATAGGCGCCGCCCCAGGTCACGGTTATGGGTGTGCCGGCGGTGCCATAGTTGGCCTGATGTGCATAGCCCCAAATGGCAGATGTGCCGGCCTTGGTCTGGTTGCCGAAGCACCGGACCCTGAATTTGGTTAGGGCCTGAACATCAGCTTGAGCCGTGGCCGTTGGTACGGTATCGCCGCCCTGCCTCCATCTCTTCCTTTCTACACCATCGACATCAATGTATTCTATTTCCATCGTGACATCGCGTTCGCCCTTCACTACAAGCCTGGGAGAACCGGACCCAGCCGGGACAGGAGCCTTGCCGATAGCTCCATATGCGGGGTTCTCCTTGGAGGTGATGGTGATCTTTTCCCAGTAATTTTGGACGTTGGCCTGTGGGCTGCCGTACTCCAGGATGGTCTGTGCTGGGGGGATGAGCTTCGGCTTGTCTGTGGCGACATTGACGTAGCTAGGAGTTCCAAATGTCGAAGAGCTGACCATATCGGTGCCGGTGATGTCGAATACAAACTCAATGCTGCCGTTCTTGTCAATCACCATCTGCATTTGGTCGATGGTGCACATCCTGATAGATTGTGGATCAAGCGTGTCATAGAGCCACAGCGTAAAGGTTTTTATGGTGTCGTTGGCGGTAAAGACGTGATCGTATGCGGTTGACGATCCAAGCTCAGTACTGCAAGTGTCGGTGCCAAACGTGGCCAGCAGCATCTCTCCCAGGCCGTTGGACTCAATGAGTGCGGGCAGTGGGATGCTGACCTTGAAGGTCTCCGGCGTCCTGGTGCTGAGCACTGGATCGCGGTTTCCGGATACTCTTCTCTTGGTGGTGCCCTTTGTCGATGTCGGGGATACCTTGCCACCTGCGATTATGTAGATTGTCGGAGCAGCCGCCCTAGCGCCTGCCGTCTCAAAGGCGAGTGCGATCCTGCTGGTGGTTAGTGCCTGTGGGCCATCTGCCATTATTCATCCTCCTTAACTTTCTTGATCCTAATCTTTGCAGGCTCTTCAAGCGACTTGAGAAAGTCTTGCGTGCTCGAATAGCCATATCTCGCGGCGAAATCCTGAGCTGTCCAGCGCAGGCCCGAAGCGTCCTCGTACAGAGGCTCGCCGCCTTCGGGATAGATTACCGATATCGGTTTAGTCATCTATGAACCCCAACCTAAAAGTTCCAATCATCTCCACTCTATCCGAAAATGCCGGATCGTTGACCAGCCGAAACGTCCCCCGTCCGGTCGTGTAGACCGAATAAGAGACCCCATTCAGTGTTTTGGTCAGTGGCCTCTTCATGATCCGCATGATTTCATGGACCACGGACGCGATGTATGTATCATCGTCTGCCTTAGCGGTTACCGAAATTTCTATCAGTTGATCGTACATGCTGAGCCCGTGGTACGCGCAGCCTCCCAGGTCCTGGCTGGTCACATCCAGGTTCCTGACCCCTATGCAAGTCCGGTTTGTCTTCGTCAGGTGGTCGTCTGCATTCGTTCGCTGGAAGCCTGGGACGATCTCACCATCCACCATGCCGTTTAGGGTAGCGTCGTCCAAGAAGCATTGGCAGACCAAACCGATGTAGTTAGCGAAATTTGCCATTGTACCTCCGAAAGTTATTTAAGCTAAACTGGCAGAGGTGCCTCAGAAGCCATAATCGGCCCGGCACCTGCAGTTAGGATCGTTGCCAGGGAATTGCTTCCCGTTGGAGAAGGGCTTGTCTATCGGCTGCTCTTCTCCATCCATGGCCAGATGATCCTTGCGCGGGTTCGGGCCATGCGAATGCCGCCAGGTCTTGGTCGTGGCTCCGGCTTCGACTGCCAGGCCATGAGCCCCCCCATTGATCGCCGTAAACTTTTCTGTCCTAAATATAGTTCTCATCCGATATTCAGAGCATGGATAATTATCTCGGAATCGCTTTGCGAAGGTCCTTTCATTCAGGCCGAAATGCTGTTGCATGATTGGGACGATCCGCTTCAGATCGGTTTGGGTCAGCGTTTTGACAAGCTTGAAGCCTTCTTCTTTCATATATTTCTGAGAAATGGGATCCCAATCGAACTCCGAGAACTCCAAACCGAGCTGCGTGGCAACCTGGCGGGCCCCTTGCTTCAGCTCTATCAAGTTCTGCTCATTGAGGACAATGGCCGAAACCTGCCGATTCTTCTCAAGGGAGGAGGCTTTGAGCTTCTTCCAGAGCGGCGTCCCCCGGCCAAATCCGACCTTATTGGCGATCTCATCTTTCTTGGTTCCGGCGGGCAGGTCGAAGTATCCAGCTCGATGGAGGAGGCCCGTAACGTCCGGGCTCCAGCCTTCCAGGAGGTCTAGCACTGCCTTCTCTTCAGGAGTCATCTAGAAGCCTGCCATCATGCTAAACTCATCTATATTGCTGGCTGAGACGTTCTGAGTGATCGACCGCCCGAGGAGGCCAGCCGTGATGACCTTTTGGTAGATCTCTTCCATCTTAGGGCGGGCCCGGTGCTGGCCTATCTCGATTGGATGGTTGAGGGCCTCTTGGATGAAGTAATACCGCTCCGCCCCGTTGCTTCCCACGGTAAGCCTGATTTTGAGATCGCTTATCTGCTCGATGCTGTAATTGATGGAATGCAACCAGGCACCAGTAACGACATGCGGCGGAACCTGTGCCTGCGCTTCTTGCTTTGCGGTTTGACCCATCTGGATGGCCGCAGTCTTTTGGGCTTTCTTGATGCTCTCCAGGGAACGGGTCATCTTCTGCATGGCTTCCCCCATGTTCAGGAACTTGATAGAGGCCATGTCACTTCTCGTATTCCTTCAGAATCCAGCCATCGTACTTCTTGCAGTGGATTTCTCCATCCAGCCCGGAATAGTCCCATTCAGGATCGCCGCTATAGGAATCTATCACTTGCATCTAGGTCGTCCCCGCCAGATGCTGCCAGATCTCGTATATCCCGAGCACTATCAGGCTGGCCAGAAAATAAATCAGTCTCAGGATAGGCTCGCGATAGGTCGCCCATATCGCTTGTTTCCCGGTCCGGACTCCTTCCTCGCGGGTCATCCAGTCCTTGAACTGGTCCACAGCTATGCGTATTTGAGATACATCATCTTTCATCTCGGGGAGGCTGGCGGCACATGCTTTCAGCGTGCCAACGTCCCCCCTCAACTGCCCTATCTCGGAATCGTGTCGCTTATTATCAGCTTCCAGCACGCATACCCTTGCATGGAGAACCGCCGGATCACAATCTTCTGCCATATTTTCAACCGGCCAAAGGCCCGGAAGCATTTGCCTGTCATTATCCACCGGGCAAAAAGAAGAGGGAAGGTCAGCCCAAGATGGTGCCAAACTTGCCCTGAATGGCTATCAGTGTCTGCTCTATCTCTCGGGCCTGCTCCTTGATGGCAGTCCACTCTTCGGGAGAGAGGGCCCCGTCCTCGCCAGCCTTGGAGATGGTGATCATTAGCTGCCCGACATCAACCAGGATGTCCGCGAGCAGAGCCACGCCGGCCAGAGCCTTGCTGATGTA